AGTGCCGTCTCTACAAGAAGGATGAGGTGGTGAAGGTTGCCAAGAAGTATGGCATCAACACTGAGAAGAAGACTGTCCAGCAGCTGTGTGGTGCCATCAAGGGTAAGGCGAAGAACAGCATGAACAATGTGCCTCTCGCGAAGATGTACCCCCAGGCTGCGAAGAAGCGTGTGGCCGCGAAGAAGCGCGCGGAAAAGAAGGCTCTCGACAGGAAGATTGCCGCTAACTTTATGAGGAACATGACCACCAGGATTCCCGCTCCCAGACCCAAGCCACGCAGCCCCAACCCAGCCGCTGTTGCGCGTGCCAGGGCTAACGTTAAAAATATGATAGATAAACGTGTTTCTTATATGAATGCGACTGGCCAGAGGATGCTCAACCAAGCGTCTCCTCGTGCAGTGATGCGTATTGCTCGGGAACTTCGTCGTCTTCGTTAAGGTCGTTATAGACCTTCTCCTCAGTGTCATAGAAGGCTTCGCTGTCTCCAATCATCATATCCCTTACGGTCTCATATTTAACTGAACTTAAAAAATATTTGTGTATTGGATACATGGAATTTATATATGAACACGACAATTTTTTTCCCGATGTATATTGTGATCATCTAGTTGAAAAATATGAGACAGATGGAATTAAAACTAAGGGGAGAACTGCAGCGGGTGTCGATATTAATATTAAACGCTCTTTAGACGTTGTAATGGGGCGTGATAATGAAACGTGGTTCGATGAGATTTGTTATATCTACGTAAAAGTTAAACAGGGTTTACAAAAATATGTAAAGTATTTATCAGATAACGACTACCACAATCAAAAACAATTATACGAAATGATTAAAACGTCTACTTTAACTCATCCACAAATACAAAAAACGGAACCAAACGGATTTTACACGTGGCATTTTGATGGAGGCGTTCCTGTATGTCATCGTTTATTTACCTATATCATTTACCTAAATGATCTAAATATAGACGCAGGTGGGAGTACAGAATTTTTACATAAAAAGATCCAACCTAAAAAGGGGAAATTAGTTATATTTCCAGCTACGTGGCCACTTTTACACCGCGGTGAAACGGTCAGGAAAGGAAACAAGTATATACTCACGGGATTTGTTCTTTCCTCTCCAGAATAATTTAAGGAAATGAATACTATACATAGTAATGGATTTTATTTACGAAGAAGAAGGTTTTCTACCATCTGAAATCTGTAAAAAAATGATTGAAAAATTCGAAGACGATGATAATAAGTTTGTCGGAATGACAAAGGAGGGAACAAATCTGAATAATAAAAAGACTACCGACTTAATTATCAACTCTTTAAAAGCTTGGCACGTAGAGTCTGATTACCTGACGTCGAAATCTACTGAAATGTTATCTAAGTACAGAACATATCTCTCGGGTTCGGAGTTTAACCAGGATAGTAAACGCATTCAGGAACTTTTCAGTCGTACTTATTTTTCTTCATTTTTAATTAATAAATACACAACTGGTGGATTTTATAGATGGCATTATGATGCTACACCTATTAATAGCCGTATTTTAACTGTTGTTGTATACTTAAATGATATAGAAAGCGGTATTGGTGGGACGACAGATTTCAAAAACGGAAGAAGGATTCAACCCAAAACAGGTAAATTGTTAGTTTTCCCTTCATCATGGACACATTTATATCGTGATAAAAAGCTCGAAAATGGAAGCAAATACGTTTTGACGTGGTTTGTGTACGGTGATGCTAATAAGTGTAAGGCTGGTGATTAAATTATACGATTTTCGTCTTCGCTAAGGTCGTTATAGACCTTTTCCTCGGTGTCATAGAAGGTTTCACTGTCCCCAATCATCATATCCCTTACGGTTTGGTACAATACAGTTGAGAGGGCAAACTTGTAAGCCAGGAACCCCACGAAAGTAGCTCCATAATCAAAGTCGAACGCAAATGGTGCGTTATTCCACGACACTTCAAAAGCAGCGGCACACAATGGTGCCAAAAACTCCTTCTGAATTGCCGAATTTTCGAAATTGTCCACCCTATCCGACAGAAGGGTCACATACGCGTACGACGCGGCGGCTCCCAAAACAGCCGATACACCCTGGTCGGCACCTTGTGTGATGAAGTAAGAAGCACTGAGAGCTGTTCCATATCCAGCTGTAGACCTCTTTAGGGTTGTCTTGAGGTGGGAGTACTCAGTGGGGATGACTGGCTTGGCGAACGCGTAAGTGAGGGACATTCTATGTGAAAGTCACTTAAAATCTTTATCCGAGTTAACAATAAGAATGCCGTGCCAGCGTTGTCGTAAGAAGTGTGGTGTCCCCATAGACTGTAACTATTGTGAAGGTAGTTTCTGTCCAAGTTGTATCAATTTGACGAAGCATGATTGCCAAGGTGCAGATATCAAGAAGATGAAGCAGCGTAAGGAACTGAAGGAGCAGACAGCCTTCGAACCACCACCGAAGTGCTTAAAGATTTGACGGCTCTAAAATAGTATGGATTTTGTATTCGAATGTGATGATTTTTTAACAAAAGAATACTGTGAAATCATAATAAAAAAGGTTGAAAGTAAAGGTACTACAGTTCCTGGTCTAATATCAGGTGAACGCCAACCTCACATAAAAAAGGGTGATGATATATACCTGACACGCGACTTTAACTTATGGCAAAAGGAAATACGATTTTTAGATATTAAAATAAAAGAAGTCGCAGATAGGTACAAAAAACATTTAATCGATAATAAATTGTATCACAAACTGGAAGTGGATAATTTTTTCCGTGACATGAAACTTAATCTACCACAAATTCAACAAACGAAGACAGGTGAATTTTACAGATGGCATGTTGATTCAACTGTAAAAGGTTGTAAACGTGTATTGACATACATCATATATTTGAATGATATGAATGAAGAAAATGGTGGAAGTACTGATTTTTTGAATAAATCTATAAAACCTAAAGCTGGAAAATTAGTAATATTTCCCGCCACATGGACTTACATTCATAGAGGTAAAAGGGTTGAAAAAGGTACCAAATATATATTATCTGGTTTCGGGTATTTGAACGTGGTTTAAAGATTACAATGCATCTCAATGTATTTCAATGGGGTCGGACTTCATATATACCCAGGACAATTTCCTTACACGGGGAGATTGTGATGCGATTATAGAGAGATTTGAAAAGTCTAATCAAGTTCGACCTGGTATAACGAAAGGGGGTTATAACCCAAAATACAAGCAGCAGATGGAAATCGACTTAGTAGAATTAGGTAAAAATATGGAAATATCGATATCCACAAAAATTAAAAAGCTTATCGGTGACTATGTTACATTTTTACATGGTAAAGGATGTGATCGTGGCAATGTTATATCGACTAATCTGAATCCTCGTTATATTTCTTCATCGGGGTGTATGATACAAAAATCGGGAGTGGGTGACTTTTATAGATGGCATTTCGACAGTAATTTTGGTTTGGACACTCGAAAGAATGAGGTATATAATAGACTACTTTCTGTCATAGTTTATCTAAATGACATGGAAGAAGGATGTGGTGGAACTACTGACTTTTTTGCATATGGAAGTGTTAAACCCAAATGCGGTAAAGTTCTTATATTTCCCGCGACATGGGATTTTTTACATAGGGGTAAAAGGGTTGAGAAGGGATATAAATACATTCTCACAACTTTTATACACGCTGGAAATATCCATTCTCAGTAATGGCTTAAAAGATAGTTTCATACACCATATATGGATTTCATTTATGAAAAGGAAAAACACGTACCCAACAGTTTTTGTGCTGAGTTGATTGATTTCTTTGAAAATAACAAACATGAACAGATTGAGGGTGCCACGGTAGGTGGTGTAGATAGAAATATTAAAGTGTCCATAGATTTACCACTGACTAGGATGCTCGATTCTGCACAATTCTATAACAATAAAATACTCGAATATGTGAACATAGGTATCGAAAACTATAAAGAGTATATATACGAAAACAATCTTGATATGAAAAAAAGATTGTTTGAAAATCTGTTAGATTCTACATTTATAGGTTTAGCACAGATTCAAAAAACTGAACCAAGTGGATTCTATCGCTGGCATCATGATGCATTTTTACCTAAAGGTAGCCGTTTACTTACATACATTTTATACTTAAACGATGTAGACGAAGGGTGTGGTGGAAATACAGAATTTGTTGGTGGTAAATCTATTCGACCTGAAGCGGGTAAATTAGTAATATTTCCTGCTACATGGACATATTATCATAGAGGTGGAAAACTCAATAAGGGTGTTAAGTATATAGCTACTTCATTTATCTGGTGTGAACCACCAAATGAAGTCATTTAGTTCATACTAAATGGATATACCCAAATTACTTAGGCTGAGATGTCCGAGTGGTCTAAGGAGGGTGTCTTAAGAACACCTGGCGTAAGTCTCGCGGGTTCGAACTCCGCTCTCAGCATACATTTACTTTTTAACGCGCTTTTCGAGGTTCTTGATTTTGTTTTCAAGGTTTTTAATCTTGAGTTTGTCATTCTTCCTCATGTTGTTAACTTGCGCCTGTGTATACATACGATAGGTTGCGTTCTTCCTGACACTATTAGGTCCGAATAGAGATTTTCCGTGAGTCGTAGCCATTTTTATTATACGCAAATATTTAAAACACAGTCGCACTCATAGCTCAGTGGTAGAGCGCAAGCTTAGTAAGCTTGAGGTCAGGGGTTCGAAACCCCTTGAGTGCAAATTCACATCATGAATAAGAAGTATGTTTTTCTTTTTCATGACGTAAATTAGGATGTTCTTGTGTATTGCAGAATTTCTGTTGAAACTTGTATATAAAGAGAGGATAAAGAGGGGGGAGTCACCCCGAGGTTCATCATACAATATAAGGATTAGGGACAAAACTAAAATATAATGACCCTCGGAATCAAGAAACTTTCCTTCGATGCTCTTCTACCTACTCGTGGCTCCATTGGTTCTGTGGGTTACGACCTCTATAGCAATTGTGATGGTGTTATTCCGACATCGGAGAGGATGCTCGTCTCTACGGGAATCTCAGTGGTACTCCCCAATGGTGTCTATGGGCGGGTCGCACCTCGTTCGGGACTTACAGTCAAGCATGGTATCCAGGTCGGAGCGGGGGTTATCGACCCAGACTATACGGGGGAGGTCAAAGTCGTTCTCTTCAATCATGGAGAAAAGGACTTTGAGGTAAAGAAGGGTGACCGCATCGCACAACTTGTCCTCGAGAAATGTGAGACGCCCCTAATCGAGGAGATTAGTATCGTCGAGGATACAGAGCGGGGTTCAGGTGGTTTTGGGTCTACTGGCAATTAGGGAACCATAAATCTTCTGGTTGAGGCATGAAAAGAACGCCTTTTTGCATAGTCATAAAAAGTTTAGCCTTATTGACATCTGGGTATGACAGGAGCATCCATCGTTCCCAGAAATCCGCCCTGAAATAATCTTCCCAGTCCTCCTTATCACTTTCATCAACCATCAACATACCTCGATGAATTTCATGGTGATTTGTTTCTATCCGCAACTTCTTAGGAATGACAGCTCCCTTCCTAATAAGATGTGCGCGCATGAGACGAGCGTCACCATGATCAGGGTAATATTGAGTACTCTTCTGACCGAAATCAATGGCTCTCCTGGATGGCAGAACGACTCTATACTTGTGTGTGATAGATGGACTGGGGGTGAGTGTGACACGCATATATTAAAGATTATACTATTATTTTTGTAAATGGACGAGAGTTTCATTTACGAAATAAAAAACAATTTACCAGCCAATCTGTGTAAAGCTATTATCAAAAAATTTGAAAGTAGTCCTGAACATTACGAACATGGGAGAGTAGGTATATTCCCTGTAAATAAACAGTGGAAAGATAGTACAGAAATTCACATTGAAAAATATGAAGAATGGAGAAGGGCGTACATAAAATTATCATATTTTCTATCTCTGGGTATCAAGGAATATAGAGAAGAAATAAAAAAGTTTGTAGATAAAACTTGTGGGATAGACGGCGATACGAATTTCGCATTACACTTTTCTATCGGTTCTGAACATTTCCATCGTGATTTGAACATACAAAAAATTCGAAAAGGTTCGAGGTATAGGTGGCATAACGATTATGATGACAATACACCCGATAGGGTTGCCACAATTATGTGGTATTTAAATACATTAGAAGAAGACGAAGGTGGTAAAACCGCTTTTATAAATGGTAGAAAAGTAAGACCAGAAGAGGGTAAACTTCTTATTTTTCCATCTACATGGAGTGCCATTCATTGTGGTGAGTTAATCAAGGCTGAAAGTAAATATATACTCGTTGGCGCTCTGTATAGACAACATATGGAATTTAAGGAATAAGAATACAATAATTATATGTTAGAATACATCGCGTCTGGTAATATACCTATTCGAGTTGGACAATCCGCAAAAGAAAACGACCAACTCACGAATACGAGTGACCCCAAGCACTGGTGGATGCATGCGAGTGGATATCCAGGTGCACACGTTGTCGTGTGTTACGAAGGAGAGGAACTTCCTAGAGATGTGAAGAGGGATGCGGCTGTACTGGCTGTGCATCACAGTAAGACACCTGACTCAAAGATGTCCTGGGTTGAACTTGTGCGTGTCGAAAATGTTTCTTCCCTCAGGCAGCATGGACGAGTGACACTCCATGGTGAAGTTGTTCAGTTGACAATCTTCATGAAGAAGGAAAAACTGAGACTTGATAGATTGTTAGGAAAAAAATCTACGTGCATATTATAAAAAATGATGGTAGTCGTAGGACTCGTTGTACTATTAATAATTTTGGGTGGTGCTACCGTTCTCGTCTACCTGAACAAGGACAAACTTTTCAAGAAAAAGGATGAGGATGAGGACAAACTTTTCAAGAAAGAGGATGAGGATGAGGATGAGGATGAGGATGAGGATGATGAAGGTCCAGTTGTCAATGTCACAGAAGATGGTTCGAGTGTCGAGACGTATACGTCAGGAAAAGAAAATTACATAGCATTTCCAAGGGTTGATGAAAGTGTATCACCATATACGGTCTACGCCTATAACCCAAATGATAGTATAGTTACATCGAACATGACGGGTTCGGACGAAACATGGAACAATACAACTAACAAATGCCCAGACGGAACACTCGATTGTTTATACTACGAGAGGGTTACGGGTGGACGTGTAACAGCGATCACAGATAAAAATGGTAAAGATTTAATCCAAACCTTTATTGATGATTATTGGGGCGGTAAATTGACTGCATATGACGAACACGCTGACAGTTTTGAGATAAAAATGGATGAGGGTGGTGCGTTGTACAGTGAACGTGATGGTACAAAAGTGTATTTTAAACCTGGTGTTAACTTTCCACCTGGTGTGTTCTTGTTAGCACTCATGATCAATTTGAAAAAGAAATATCCCAATAAAAAACCGATTATTAAGATTGACTTACCAGCTAAAACACGTAAAGAAATCGAAGACGCTCTACGAGAAACGAATAAATGATTTTAAAGTAACCCCCTGTACGTTCCAGCAATGTAGTAGACATCATCGAATCCAAGTTCCTCCAATTTCTCTGCTGCAAATCTGGCTCGTTGCCCAGTGTTGCAGTAGACGAGTAACCCCTTCTTGGGAAGTTCTGTGGTAGTCTTCTCGTTAATCTTGTCAACAGGGATATGAAGTGCCTTGGGGTAATGTCCTGCGCGATACTCAGTGGTTGTGCGAACGTCGATGACCTTCTTTATTTTACCCTCTTTGATGAGGCGTTTGGCTTCGGAGGAAGATACTAGGTTCTGTCCCATAAAGGTGTATGCGAGGGCTCCAGTGAGGGCACCAGCTATGATAAGTGGTATCATTTAGTATTTGTGGGGATTTTAACTTTGACGTGTTCCATCTCAAAACAACATTGTGCGTGACCATCGTATGTCCTTTTACACGCCCTGCAATAGTACAAAATGGTATAAAGTGTAGAGTCGTCCATAGTATAAATGGCACTTGGAAAAAAACAAGAAGTCTCTACTCGCCTGACCCCCGATGAGTTCGCTAAGCAGTCAATGGATGCTCGTATTGCCGTGATGGAAGAGGCACTTAAGGGTGAAAAGGTTCGATACAAGTCTAAATGTGACTCGGATAAGTTCAAGGATTTCCTCGAAGACCGACTCACAATTTGGGTGGGAGAGAAGGACAAGACCTTCTATGGGAAGGGGATGTATGAAAAGACGAAAACTTTGATTGACAACTGGAATTAATTACCGAACGCGACACCAGCCATACCATTCTTGATACGAAGAATGTTATAGTTGACCGCGTAGACACGATGAAGCTGGTTACCACCCGAGGGGTTGGTGATGCTGAGCTTCGCGTTATCGATACGAGAGAAGTTGAGGGAACCTGTGGGCTGCATCTTGCTCATGGTGAGGCAGAATGGCCACGAGTAGGTGGGAACGTTATCGATGGCACCATCGGGGAGGTCAGTGCAGTGCATCTCGGCGACGACATCGTGGTGGTACACGTTAGACATGTTCTCGAAGAGTGCCGTACCGTTGATGTAAAGGGACGCGGTATCGAAGGTATACTCGGACGTGTAGTTGGCATCGTTGGCATTACCAGACACGAGGTGGAGAGACTTCACTGGGTGGTTGAAGTAGCTGAGGTCAAACTCGGTATCGGTGTTCGACGCCAATTGGTGCTGAGTCTGGGTGATGAGGAGTTCGTGTTCGTTGTCCGTGAAGAACTTACGCTCATCGGTGTCGAGGTACACATAGTTGCCGTACACCTTAGGGGTACCAGCGGCGGTGTAACCATCGCGGCACTTCACACGAATCTCGACGTCATGGTACTGGAGCGCCACGAGGGGGAGAGACTTCGTCCAGTCTTCACCGAAGAAGAAGGGAATCATGAAGTAGTTACCCGAATGGTTCTCCTTGCGAGTGTTCGTGGTTACAGCGAAGGACGCCTTGGCGGCGGAGTCACGCATCAGCGCGTTGTGAACACCCTGAATGTAGAGGGAGTCGAGCTGAGACACCTTCTGACCACCAATCCACAGCTGAAATTCGGTGGGGTTGGAGGCGGTACTCGAGAAGAGACCGTCGGGGTTACCCGAAACGTTCGAGACGAGGGTATCCTCGATCCAAATGTAGCTCATGAGATCACCCTTCGAGCGAATGGGAATGGTAACCTCGTTGTTCCCACCGAAAGTACCGATGTAGTCCAGGCGCTCAGGCTTCATGGCGAAGTTGGTGTAGCGTTTGTAGTTCTGACGGAAGAAGCTGACCTGGGGATCACCCGTGATGTAGACATCCTGGGCGCCCACCGACACTAGCTCAATTAAAGCAGCAGACATTTATTAATAAACGATATTAAAATTTTCGCTCAATATAAACATATGGTCGTCTTCCAAGCTCTCACATGGGAGGCGAGGGACACAGACGAAGAACACTTAATCAGCATCTTTGGAAAGACAGAGGGTGGTAAATCTGTATGTGTCACGACATCGTTTGACCCCTACTTCTTTGTAAAACTTCCACGCGGAACAACTCAACAAGATGTCAAGATTCTGTTTAATGAACTTAATCGTCTTCGAGAGAATTGTGTGACGAGCTATAGTCTGACGAAACAGAAGGATGTTTGGGGATTTCAGAACAACGAGGAGTTCAACTATATGCACTTGAACTTCAAGACCCTTGAGGCTAGACGCCGAATCAACTCCCTCTTCATGTACAACAATGAATTCAAAAAGTATCACGTCTATGAATCGAACCTCGACCCCGTCCTGAGGCTCATGCACCGAACTGGGATTCAATCGACTGGATGGTTGGATACTGGTTCTGATTGTGTACGTTCCCATCTTGCCAAGGTTGATATTGACCTGTGGTGCAACGATTGGACAACCCTCAAACCCGTGGCTCGAGATGACATCGCACCATTTGTTGTAGCTTCTGTGGATATTGAGTGTAACAGTTCGACGGGTAAATTCCCCGATGCTGACATTCCTGGTGATGCATGCTTCCAGATTGCAGTGTCCCTGTGTACATTCGGAAACGATGAACCATATGAAAAGGTTTGCCTGTGCTACAAAAAGACTGAGGGTCCAGGTGTCGTAAGCTTCGACACGGAGAGGGAGATGCTTCTGGCATTCAAGGATTACTTACACGACAAAGATATCGACATCATCACGGGTTGGAACATCTTCGGATTTGACCTTGAGTACATTTATAAACGTGCGGCAATGACTGGGTGTGGTATGGGTTTCTATCAGATGGGTAAACTTCATGACACGGAGTCACATCTTCTCCAGAAGAAGTTGAGTTCGAGTGCTTTGGGTGACAACTTCCTGAAACTTCTGCCAATGCCTGGACGATTCATTTTCGATTTGTTCCATGAGGTGAAGAAGGGGTACAAGTTGGATTCCTATAAACTCAACGAAGTTTCGAAGCTCTACCTGGGAGACCAGAAGATTGACATGTCCCCGAAGGAGATGTTTGCGCGGTACAAGGAGGAAGACCCCGTAAAATTGGGTGAAGTTGCGGAGTATTGTATCAAGGATACACTCCTCCCCCACAGACTCACGAAGAAGTTGTGTATCCTACTGAACCTCCTGGAGATGGCGAAGGCGACATGGGTACCCCTATGCTTCCTGGTTGAGCGTGGGCAGCAGATTAAGGTGTTCAGTCAGTTGACAAAGAAGGCGAGGGAGCTTGGATATATGGTACCGACCATCAAGTATGGTTCTATTCCTGAAGAACCTTATGAAGGTGCGACTGTTTTAGAGGCACAAAAGGGAGCCTACTATACACCAATCACAGCTCTAGATTTTGAAGCACTGTATCCATCAATCATGACAGCTCACAACCTTTGCTATTCCACCCTAGTGATGGATGAGAGGAGGTATGGCAACGTCCCTGGTGTTGAGTATGAGACGTTCAGCGTCGGTGACCGCACATATAAGTTTGCTCAAAATGTACCAAGCCTTCTTCCGAGTATTCTCATAGAACTCAAGCAGTTTCGCAAAAAAGCGAAGAAGGATATGGCGGCTGCGACGGGTGCGATGAAAGAGGTGTACAATGGGAAGCAGTTGGCGTACAAAATATCTATGAACTCTGTCTATGGTTTCACGGGTGCTGGTAAGGGTATTCTACCATGTGTACCCATCGCATCAACGACGACTTGCAAAGGTCGCATGATGATTGAAGACACGAAGAATTACGTCGAGAAGAATTTCCCTGGTGCGAAGGTGAGGTATGGTGACACGGATTCTGTGATGGTTGAGTTTGATGTCGGCGACCGCACAGGTGAAGAGGCTGTGAAGTACAGTTGGGAAATTGGTGAAAGGGCGGCAGAGGAGTGTAGCGCTCTCTTCAAGAAGCCTAACAACCTGGAACTTGAGAAGGTCTATTGGCCATACTTCTTGTACTCGAAGAAGCGTTACGCTGCCAAGTTGTGGACGAAGGGGAAGGATGACCAGATGCACATGGACTACATAGACATCAAGGGTCTTCAAGTTGTTCGTCGAGACAACACACCCCACGTAAGAGAGGTATGCAAAGAACTCCTCGATGTTGTGTTGACGTCAAATGATACGGGTCCACCGAAGGAGTTGGCACAGAAACGTGCAAACGAACTTTTGAGTGGTGAGATATCTAATGACAAGCTCGTACTGAGTCAGTCTCTCTCGGATTCGTACAAGGTTGGGGGAAACTCTGTATCTATCACAAGTCCTCAAAGTTCACAAATTAACCAAGCCCATGTGCAAGTGGTGAACAAGATGCGGGAAAGGAGGCCAGGTTCTGAGCCACAATCTGGAGACCGCGTCCCGTACCTACTCGTAAAGACGGACAATCCCCGAGCGAAAGCGTTCGAAAAGTCCGAAGACCCAAAGTATGTTGAGGAGAACAATATACCTGTGGACTATCACTACTACTTCGTGAACAAGTTCCTGAACCCTGTATGTGACCTACTCGACCCCCTCTATGACAACACGAAGCAAGAGATTTTTGGTGAAATCATTGAATCCCACAAGCCACCACCCAAAAAGCGTGAACCCGCTCTGAGTACCATGAAAAAGGAAGAACTCATCGAGGAGTGTAGAAAGCAAGGTCTCGACGACACTGGAAAAGTTGCCGACCTTCGGGAACGCCTTAAGCAGAAAAGACAAAAAGAGAATTCGGTTGAAGACTTATTTAAAAGCTACGAGCAAAGTATGAATAAGTCATGATTTCGAAGGACAAGATTTCAAAAGTCGTCGCTGATAGCGTAAAGAAACTGGTTATCGAAGAACTGCCTGGTCGTATCGAGGATGCTATCAACGAACACATGTACGAAATGGTTGAAGATGAGGTTTCTAGGTATACTGAATATAAGCTCAGTATGACTCTAGAGAATGTTTCCAAGACCCACGGTATACCACTTGACCTCCTTTTGCGAGACGTAGCTGAGACGAACAAGTCTGGGGGATGTAAGGGTACGAAGACGACAACAGAAGGGACAAAGAGATGCTCATTTAGGGCTGTACATGATGGATACTGTCGGTATCACAAGGCTCAAGGAGAACGTATCAAGAGGCGTCACCTGCCAAGTAAAAATTTACACACTCACGGACCAGAGCAAATGAATGTCAGTGGATGTCCAGGCTGTGAAAACTCGAACAGTTACCTGGATTTGAACAAACTCATGTGTGAAGAAATTCAAAAGGGCTTATAGAATTAGGGCTAGGTATTTGTAATGAGTAAATCGGGTATTCTACTAAATTCGATAAACGGCTTTTATGAAAATGAAAAAAACCGAACTAAACTACTAACCATTTTGGACAAATCAAGTGGCATCTCACTTCGAAACCTCGAATGGTTCATCACAAACTATGCCAAAAAGAACAACACATCATACAAGACAACAGATGGTAAACTCTTTACTGTACATTGCGCGTACAAGTCGAGCTTGGATGGATACAGTAAGAAACTCTTTGACCCTTTCTGTCGGTCAGAGAAGTTTGCGTACACGATTCCTGGGACATCTCATGAAATCCATACAACCCTAGCGCAGTTGAATTTCATCAAATGGTGCATCAAGAACAACATCATAGACTATATCGCCTGTAACAAGACGTCACTTTTTAATAAGCAATCGACATAAACCCCTTGTCGAACACGAAGGTTTGATACCCCGTGTAATACATGTTCAGAGAGTACGTATTAGATTCCACATTCACCAATGAATTTTCACTCGTATCTAGTTTCACTTCTATCGATGTTTTATCTGACTGAATCTGACTAAAATCCAAGTTTCCCGATGGTTCCACGTTTACTGGGTTCATCGAGAAACTGTATGTGTACACATTCCTGAAAGGTCTCGCTAGACGATTCCTCAATGGGATGAGATATTTGTAGTAATTGTGGTTGGTGTTGGAAACATTTGGAAGTTTGTTACCATTGATGTAAAAACTCGCTTCGGACATGATGGGGTAGAAGAATGTTTGAATCTCGTCGAAGTTTACGTTTGAAGAAAAGTTGAAACGGTTCTGACAAAACTGTTTCTCCAAGTTGGCTGGTTCGGGTCCATTGGCGACATCTTCATTCTCGAAATCAGTGTTTCTGAGAAACCAGTGGATACATTTGACTGGTATGTTTGGTACAAGGTTTGTACGAATACTGTCCTTTCCAGTTTCACTCACGGTGGTTGGGTGTTTACGAACCAAGTCTGTGATAAATGTCTGTCTCTCATTCGCAAAGTATTTCCGTTCTTCAGGGTTTACTGTGATTTCTTCAGTGATGAGTCTAAATTCACCAAGTTCGAGTACCTTTGTACTTTCCGTGAAGAAGGTTTGTTTGTGAAACTCAAGCTCGAAAATAATCTTCTGTCGGTGTATCCCACAAAGAGGGAAATAGGGGCGATTCGGTGCGTTCGACGAATACTCATCACTCGCAAACTTCCGAGAGAAGAAGAAGTGAAGGGGAATCATGAGGTCTGAACTGTTTCGAGAAATCTCTTTAAATTCAGCTGTGGTTGAGTCATCAAAACCGAGATTCCTGTTGACTAAGAACCGATTCGCCACCTTCTCTGACATCTCGAGGTAGAGTTCATCATATATGATTCCCCAATCATCATGAATCTTTTCGACTTCGAGTTCATCAACAAACATCGTGACACTCTTGAGAATGTGCCGACCCAGCTGGTCTGCGTAAAACCCAGTAGAAGGGTTTGTGAGTCCAGGCATAGTCACACTCAGCCACATGTTGCTGAGGAGGTCACCCATATTTTGGGGACGAAACTCAACCTTCACAGTCTGACCAAATGGCCAGTTCGCAACCTGTCCAGGGTTAACAACGTTACGTGAGCGGTGGTATTTTCTAAATTCTGAATGTCTGAGTTCATTATTACTATTAAAGAACGTATCTTCAGGGTCTTTGGAAAGGAGGTGTGTATCCTGCTTTCCAATAGCCTTCAGGGAAATTTTAGCGGCTTCACCCATATCTATCTACTACTCACATATTTTTAATATCCGTTTTCCACATTGTCACGTGGCTTGTCTTCATCATCTTCTCCAGCTCATCCTTCGCCTGCTTCGCCTCATCCATCAATGCCTTGACGCGCTCCTCGGTATACTCAACAGTCTTCGTGTTTAGGAGATAGTCCCATGAGCCATCAATCTTCGGGAATGTTGCAGACATCTCCTTCTCCAACTCCTGCTTCTTTCTCTTGAAGACCACCAACTTTCCCTCGATAACCATCGTCACGAACTTTGACTTGAGACTGCACATCTCCGTTCTTCTTTGGAGGACATCGATGAGGTGCGCCTTCCTCTTCTTATAGTGTTCGAGACGCAACTCCACAAAGTCCGCGAGAATCTCTTCGGGGGTTGTGTACCTGTGAATACCCTTGGTGGGGTGGAACAGGTGCATGTTTGAGACATGGAACGTCTTTCTCATCTTGAGGTCTTTCACCAAGTCCTTCCCCGAGTAGCCAAAGATTTCAAAGTCAACATCCTCGGTGGTACTGTTGTTCGTGTAGCTCGTAATCATCTTCTTCTCCATTAGGGTGTCCAGATACTCCTTGTAATCCTGAGTCCAGCGACCTGGTGGAAGTTCCGTAACCTTCAGTCTGGAACCAGTGTCTCTCCATGTACCCTCAGTCACCCAAAGACCTCCCTCATCTTTGTACACCTTACCCTTGAAACCCCTGAACCATGGCTTCATAGGTACAGCCTCTTCACCACCTAGGAATCTCTTGATATTCTCTTTGATGTCGTCTGGATTGAATGGTGGGACATAGCAGCTGAAACCCGTGCCGATACCTTCAGTACCATTCACGAGTACCATCGGAAGAGTGGGCATGTAAAAGTCTGGTTCGATGGAACGTCCATCATCGTCGAGGTAGTTGAGGATGGCGTCATCCTTGGGGTTAAAAAGCTTTCGAGCCTCCTTGGTCAACTTCGTGAAGATGTACCTCGTCTGAGACGCATCCTTACCACCCATGAGGCGTGTACCGAACTGACCACAGGGTTCGAGGAGATTGATGTTGTTCGAACCCGTGTAGTCATTCGCCAACTTCACAATCGTCTCTGCCAGGGAAACTTCACCATGGTGATAGGCACTCTTCTCAGCCACATAGGCCGCCAACTGGGCAACCTTCATCTCTGCAGTCAAGTTCTTTTGGAAACATGAGTACATCACCTTACGTTGAGAGGGTTTGAGGCCATCTGCTACATGGGCGATAGAACGCTTCAAGTCTGCAAGACTAAAGTTCACCAAGTCCTTGTGTACAAAGTCGGTGATATCTAACTGCTTCACATCACCATAGGCCACCTCGAGTTGGTCAGCATCTTTGGCAGTACTCTCGAGGAGCCAAGACTTCCGCGCATCAGACTTTTTCTTATCGAAAGCAAGAACGATTGAGTCATCAGTCATCGTATCCATATCAAACTTCACAGTGAGGTCTTGAATCTTCTTGAAATATTCACGAGCCTCGGCTGAGGTAGAAGTACCCAAACCCTTGTAGTACTTGATTTTCCACCCCTGTTTCCCCGAACCGTACCACGTTCTGAAAGCCGAGTCGGTGTAGAAAGACTTGGTCTCAGAACCCTTTGTAGCCTTGATGATTGGTGTCACCATCGACACCACAAAGTTCAACTTGAGGAGGCTTGGCCAGAAGTAGTGAATCATATTGAGGATGAGACCCTTGATGTGAGACCCATCATTATCCGCATCAGTCATAATCATGAGTCGGCCATAGCGAAGCTCGGAAACGTTCGTATACTCCTTACCCTGTTGAAGTCCCAAAATCTTCTTGAGGTCATTGAACTCCTGGTTGGAGGTCAACTGAGCCACTGAAGAGTCCCTCACATTCTTACACTTACCACGGAGGGGGAAGACACCATAGTGGTCTCGACCCACCACTGAGAGACCAGCGACAGCGAGGGTCTTTGCCGAATCACCCTCCGTGACGATGAGTGTACACTTCCCAGATTGTGCCGTACCAGCCTTGTTCGCATCATCCAACTTGGGGATACCAGTAATCTTAGACTTCCTGGCTCCATCAGTCTTCTTGAGTTCCTTCATCTCCTTGAACTTCGAGAGTGCCGTGAGTTCGTCTGCGATACCAGTCTTGAGAACATTCTTCACAAAGTTCTTCGGGGGTTCAAACTTGGAACCAAAGTCGGCAGCCTTTGAGGTACACTCAGACTTTACCTGACTTGAGAAGGTTGGGTTCTCGAGGGTTGCCTTCACGAAGATGGTAAAAGCGTTCTTCACCTGTTGAGGCTTCAACTTAATCTTCTTCGCCATGTCATCAATGATTCCATTGGCGATATGGTTTGCGACATGGTCGACGTGGGTACCACCTTTCATGGTACAGATACCGTTGACGAAAGAGACTTGCTCGAGACCATTCTCCGAGGGTCCAATGCAGACTGACCAACGGTCTCCAGACACAGAGGCAACTTCTTGAACACCTTCGTGCATCTTGGCATAGGCCTCAAAGTTTTGTTTAGGGAGGACATCTTCATTGAACTTCACTTTACAGTTTTGGGTCGTACAGATGTTCGCATCCCAAACCCTCTTCTGGAAAATGTTGTAGATGGTATCGTCCATCTTGGACATCCCGAACCTCTTCCACTCGGGTGTGAAAGTGATAGAGACGGAGGACGTGGCACCCGAATGTTTTTTGATTTTTGGTGGGTCACAGACAGTCATGTTCTTCGACCACTTTTGGGTATAGGTCTGCTTCGTCTCATGATCCTTGATGACCACAGAAAACTCAGTAGAGTAGATGTTCGCCAATTTGGCACCGTAGCCATTGCGACCACCGACAATCCTCTTTTGAGTATCATCATAATTGGTACTCGTGAGGAGGTGACCAAAGACAAGTTCAGGATTCCATAGACCCTCCTTCTCGTGCATACGAACACCGATACCACCGAGGGGTCCATTGTTCTCGATGGTCACTGAACCCACATCCTTGTCGATGGCAACAGAGATGGAATTCACATGTTTGGGGTGGAGAGAGTTGCGGTCGATGGCATTGACCAGAATTTCATCAAAGATTTTCAAGAGGGCTGGGGAGTACTTGAGGTTCTTCTTTGAAAACTTTTCACCATTGAGGATCCAGTAGGGTTCTGTACCCAATTCAACTGGACCGACATAGGAGTCAGGTCTCTTGAGAACGTGTTCGATATGGGTGAGTTTTTGGACACTTTCCATATTTTCTTGGATTGATTACAACTCAAAACTCTAACTTAGGTTGAATTTAAAAATAAACATTCATACAAAATATATGCTCACCCTCGCCTCCGTCAAGCCTCACGTGAACACTGCTCGCAGGTTTGAGAAGCGTATCAATAAGGCTGTCGTCAAATCAGCTGTGAAGGTCATCGACAAGGTTTACAAGGATCGGGATTATGCCCGTTTCTATGTCCTTGAGACGGTCGCTCGTGTCCCATACTTTTCGTTCGTCTCTGTTCTACACCTATATGAGTCCTTCGGTGTGTGGCGTAAGGCTGACTTTTTGGAGACACACTTTGCTCAGACCATGAATGAGTACCACCATCTTCTCATCATGGAAGACCTGGGTGGTGATGAGCGTTTCGTTGACAGATTCTTCGCACAACACACAGCCTTCGCATACTACTGGCTAACATGCCTTTTGTATGTGGTGTCACCAAGGATGGCATACAATCTCTCTGAACAGGTGGAGGAGCATGCCTATCACACCTACGATGAATTCCTCAAACAGAATGGGGCGAGCCTCTCCCTCGAGCGTCCACCAGCCGTGGCTGCCAACTATTACGGTAACGTCAATAACTTGTATGATGTTTTTACCCGAGTTCGCGACGATGAGGGTGACCATGTGAAGACGATGCAGGACTGTCAAAACTTTCTTGAGGTAAAGTAAGAGATGTACCTCTACCTGATAGCCGCCATCTTTGTTCTCTTCTTGATGATGCAGAACAAGACAAGGGGTATGAACAAAGCTATTGAGAAGCTTGTTCGTCAGTCTGCTCGATATGCTACGGCTGCGCAACAAGACAAGTCCCCAGTCGTTGCTATTCTTCACGCAAACTATGCGGCTGCGTACCTCTATGCACTGAAGGATATTGCTACTGAGTCTCAAATCCACAATGCTACAGGTATAGATGTCAAGAAGTTCAAGGAGCATGTCATCAATGTTCAGGATAGCATTACCAAAAAGACCACGGAGACTTGCCCAGAATTTGCTGGTCAGGTTGATATTTACCTGGCTGAAATCGGAGGAGAAGCCTAAGTGGGGAACAAAAATGTAAAAAACAAGAAATCAAAATGGAAGTCATCCGTGATACCATGTGGGAACGCTGTCTCGCCGATGCGGCTAAAATGTACCGTATCGGCGAACCAGATGAGAGATGTGTTCAACTCGCCAACGCGACTTGGATTATGAAAAAGAAGTACTTGGAGCATGAGAAGAAGAAGGACTCTAGACAAGTTATTGTCATCGACAAGGCTCCAGAGGTGGTGAATGAAAAGCGTACATCGAAGAAGACGTGTTGTGCGACGACGATGACGGGGAAGCCTTGCTCCTTCAAGGCGGTGTGTGGTGACTACTGCAAAAAACATAGTGTCAAGAATGCCACCCTTGGTATGAAAGTAGATGTGAGTCAAATTAAAATCGCGGACTAATAGAAAGACGATGTTTGACCAAGAGAGCCTTAGACCTGTAATAATAGCCATGGCGCTTTACATTACCCTTGCGACCCTCGTCCCCCAAATTATCAAGAAGCCCACGGGTATCCAGGTTGTCGACGACCTCGTGATGACCCTCATCGCACAGAAAAGTTCAATGATGAGTGGTACCATCCTCATTGGCCTCATTGTCTTTACCACCAATTACATTCAGGAGAAACTCCTGTAAGACGTTCTCCCGTCCCACAAGCTTTTTAGTGTGTTCATGTTCCATGTGTCGAACACGATTGTCATAGGCGTGTCTCATGTACTCCAAGAGTTGGTCAAAGTTTGGGTCTCCCCAAACCATACCCTTTTTGAAGAGGAAATCATCCTTCTCCAACTCTTGAAGTCCACAATCAATCGTATATGGTGTCTTGATATACTCAGGCGCACCACCATAGTCTGTGATGATAACAGGTTTATCCCTCAACGCAGCTTCTACAGCACCCATACCTACACCCTCGGAATGTGAAAAACTCACGTAGCAATCACATCGTGCATGTAGTTCATTCATCCCATCGTCATCGAGCATTTTATTGATAACCTCGACTCGAGGAAGTTGAATCTGCACATCCTTACCACAAGTTGCCTTAACAACCAGGCGAGTGTTTGGTTCATTCAGGCGGATGAAAGCTTGTAGGATTTCTCGAAACTTTTTACGAGGGTCCATGATGTTCCCGATGTGATAGAATGTATAAGGTCTCTCCTTTGGTTCGGGAATGTGGGCGTGTATCACATAGAAATCATTCTCAGGAAACTGACGAGAGAGAACCTTCTTACAGAATTCACTTGGCACAGCGACTCTCTTGAACTCCTTCATGAGGAGACCATAGTCCTCGTGGACAGTCTCTGTTTCACAGACGGTCATACAGGCGAGGTTTTTTACGCGCCTCTTCGC